GGCAGAGACGGACTTGGTGATGCCGACAGTCGGGGTGAACGACAACTCGCCTCGGCGAGCGGAGTTCAGCGTCTGGGCTTGGACGGTGCTAAGGGCTGACTTGTAAGCCTCGAAGCGCTTGACCTGCTCATCGGCTGGCAGGCCGTGAAACATCTGGTCAAGGGAAGGAGCGGCGATGGTCATCGCTGTATCTTCTTTCTGTTAGTTGGACTCAAGAGCACGGGCGCTCTCGAGGTAGGCGTTGCGGAGTGCAGGGTCATTCACTTGCGAGGCGATGTTGCGGAGACGAATGGCCTCCACCTCGTTTGCGAGGACTGCTGCTGACTTGCTGGTCTGTTCACGGGTTGCACGGAGTGCAGGCCCGCCAGGTGCAGCCATTGACTTCACTTCGTCGAGCGCAGCCTTCAGGAGAGCAATCTCCTCTTTCGCTTCGCTCAATTCAGCCTTCGCCGTCATGACTTCTTCAAGGCCCAGCGCCTTGACGATCTCGTTGCGCAGTTCCGTCTTCACTTCGTCAGTGGCGGCGGTTGCGGTTGCGGTCTTGATGAGGTCGGCGCTTACGCCGAGTGCTACATAAGCCATTGAATCATCCTTGTCGTCGGTGTCCCATCCGGTGAATGGGGCAGGGGTTTCGTTCTCTGAGGCTTCGTCAGTCCACCAGCAGAGGAAGTATTCGAGGGTGCAGAGCAACTCACGAACGTCGCAGATTTCGTTCTCGTCGCCTGCGAGCATCTCGTCGAGCTCAGCCTTGATGCAGTTGATGAGTCCGAGGCGGATGGCGCTCAGTTCGGCTGCGTCGTGCTTCATGTCGTCAGCCTTCGCTAGGTCAGCGTCAGCGCCCTTCCAGTTGTCGGGGACTAGGTCGGTGCGTCCCAGAGCCTCGGCTCGGGTCTTGATGTGCGCCTTCGCTGCGGCTGGGTCCTTTGCACGTCCGATGGACTGGATGGCGTTGCGCAGGTCCTTGATGGTCTTGATGGGGAAGCCACCACCCTCCATAGCCTGACCGCTTGCCTCCATGCTGGCACGCTCAGCGTCGGTGTAGTCCTTCTTCGCCAGTTCGGGCTCAGCGTCCTTCATGTCACGGTTGTCGAGGCCCTGAGGACGGCCCTGAACGTTCTGCTCCATGTTCTCGAGGCGGTCGTCGGGCTGGTGGCCCGTGCCTGCGCAGACTTCGCAGTCCGTCTCTTGGGTGTTGCCCATGACGTTGGACTTCTTGCCGGTGCCTGCGCATGACTGGCAGGGCTGAGGAGTGTCGTGGTTGAGAACGTCGATAGTGACACCAGGCTCTTCGGTCATTATGGCTTCGGCGTTCATCGCAGGGGACTCGGCCTTTTTGATTTCGGACACGGCGGCCCCTTTCACTAGTTCGCCCTTGATGGACTTGGCGATTTCAATTACTGCGGAGGGGTTAGCCGGACGGTCTACGAGTGAGACCTCGACGATTGTGCCGTCGATGATGCGTCCACCTGGTGCGGCGTTGTCCTTGACAACTCGAGCGCCCTTGATGCCGACCGAGAAGCCGGTGTAGACACCTTCAGAGACCATCTTGGCGGCCTGCTCGTCCACTACCTTTGCAGTGACCACGAAGCCTGAGCCGGACTGCTCCATCTCGGTAGCCTTGCCGACTGCCTTGCTCTGGTGCATCTCTCGGATGTTGCCGATTTCCATCCACGCTGGCATGGCGCTCTTGAGCCAGGCAGGGTCGCAGATTTGCTGGTCGAGGTCGAGGGTGTCGTCAGTGGCGATGCCCTTGACGTACATGAAGCCATCCTCGCCACGCTTGGCAGTCAGGCCACCGAAGTAGACGCTCTTGATGTTGTCAGTCATAGTTTCCTTTAGTCTTCTCGTGTTGAGTAGCACAAACAATTCGGGTGGGCTGGTAGGTCGGCTGATTCGTCGAATGAGTGAGGGTTCTGGTCTTCTTGCGCCAGACACTCTTCGCAGGCATCCGGCTCGGTTTCCCAGTTCCAGCCAGTAGCGCCGCCTGCTTGGTAGGCATCGACGGCGGCGATGTTGAAGGCTCGGTTGGCTTCGGTTGCGGCGATCACGTCAGCCCGAGTGACGGCGTTGGCGAGTTGCCCCGAGGGGAGCCCCTGCACTACGCCCTTCAGACGAGCTGCGATGTCCGTCGCTGACTGCCCCGAGGACACGCCCTGAATGACTTCCTCTCGGATGCGGTTCAGGGTTGTCTGGTTGATGTCTTTGACGAGGTTGCCGACGTTGGCGTAGAGCCGAGCCGTTCCTTGCCCTGCCACGAATGAGCCAGCGTATTCCCCACCCTGACGAACTGCGGTCTCGTAGAGGGCTTGCAGGGCCGTCTGAAGCGGTTCTGGGTTCGTGCGCAGGTTGCCGAGTGCGCCTTGTGCCACGCCTGCGATGAGGTCGGGACTGGCTGACTCGGGAACGTTGCGGAGCACCTGGTCGAGGAACTCCGAGAGACCAGTGACCGATGCCGCCAGCGCCGCCTCTAGAGCCTTTTTGTGCTTGGCGACTGCCGAGCGGATGGGCTCTAGGTTCGGGTAGGACTTCTTAGTAAGAGAACGTCCTTTTGGGGTATCGCTTATCTGCGCTTTCAAGACTTCGGCCTCTTCCGGCGTGTGGTGCTTGAACTCGAAGGCTCGGGAGCGAGGCTTAGCGGCGAACTTGGCGAAGGCTTTAGCCTCTTGCGCCTTTAGGTCAGTTTCCGGCGTGCTGCTCGGACGCTCGACTTCTTTACCCGTGTCTTGAGCGCCTTCGTCTTCTGCGCTTTGTGGGCTCGATGACGACTGCTCACTGGGGGTCTCTTTCTGTCCGATGGTCTCGCCGGAGCCCGATACGTCGAGCAGGCCCTTGAGGAACTGGATGGCGTTGCCTGCGACGATGAACGGCTCGTCGGCTTCTGGCATGTCGTAGAGCGCCTGACCGAGTTCGCCTTGAATGTCGTTGAGGGTCTTCTGCCCCGAGAACAGGCTGATTTGGTTCGCCTGCGCCTGCTCCTTCGCAGCCATAGCGTTCGCTCGGTCTTGCATGACGAAGGTGACGTTGAGGTCAGCGTCGAGGTAGCGACGGCACAGGCTGTTGATGATGTCGGTGATGTAGTTCTCCATCGGACGGGTCGAGACCGTCTCGGAGGACTGTGCTTCGCCTTCCATCTGACCCTTGCCACCACCGAGGCCGGCACGGGCCACGACTCCGAGAGCCGAGGGAGCCACGCCGAAGATGGAGGCGATGCGCTTGATGATGAATTCGTCGTAATCGCTCTTGAAGCGTTCGTCCATCGTTGGCATGGCGATTGGGTCGAAGCCGTCAGGGAGGACCTTGATGCGGTGGCGCTCTGCCGTAGATCCGGTGAGGCGCTCGTTCAGCACTCGCTCGTAGCCCGACAACTTCTCGAGGCTGAGCTCTTGGCTGGTCGTCTTCATGAACGTCGTCGGCATTGAGCCGAACTGGTACTCAGCCCTCATCCATGCCTGACGGTCGAGGTAGAGCGTCGCCGAGGGGATTGCTTCCTCGACTGGGCTGAAGCCGTAGGGCGACCAAGTGCGACGGTTCTTGATGAACACGCTCATCTGGTCGGTCTTGAACTCGCCGTACTTGCCTGGTGAGTTGTAGAAGTCACCGTCTGAGTCGGGAGAGGCCACGAACTCGCCACGAGGGAAGCCCCAGAGCACCTGCTGGTAGGCAGGCAGTGGTGGGTGGGGAGTGTCGCCTCGGTTGTCGAGCAGAATCTTGATGGTCGGAGCGTCGATGATGTCGAAGCCGATGATGGCTCCCCCGAGGTTGTAGCGAGGGTAGATGCAGAGTTGGTCGTAGACGAACACTTGCCACAGGGCCTCGGTCAGCCACTCGCTCCATGAGCGCTCAGACTGGACGTAGGGGTTCTTGAAGAATGACTGAAGGCGGTTGATTTCCTCGCCGTACTTCTCTCGCCCGATGCGTGAGGCCTTAGCGTGCGAGCAGTTCTCCTCCTGCATGATGGTTGCGATGCAGTTCTCGGAGAGGTCGAATGACCAGTCCTGCTTCACGAGGTCGCCCACTCGAATCTCGATGGCTCGGTGGATTACGTCACACTGCTCAGCGAGGGACTTGAGGACACCGTAGGGGACCTCTTGCTGGGTCAGGTTGAGATTCGTCGCTACCTGAAATTCATAGCGTCTGGGGAGCGCACGGCCTGAGTCGTCGAGCACTACGTCGATTGGCGCAGGGAGCAGAGGTGCAGCAGGTCCGAGCATCGCACCGAAGCCACCCTGAGGACCGACACCAGGGCGATCCATAGGAATCGCCTGACCGATGCCTGTGACGATGCCCTGCCCCCCGATGGTGGAGTAGGGCTCAGCAGGCGTGGCTCGGTTGTAGTTGGTGGTTCCGAGAGGCGAGCCCGAGAGCCCAGCCTTTACAGCCTCGGCGACGGTCTCAGCCAGTTTCAGGTCTCGTGCCTTCCGGCTGAATCGGTCTCGAAGTGCCATCTCGTCCTTATCGTGGGTAGACCTGTACGAGGTCGTAGTCGTTATTGTGCGCCCCACAGGAGGGGCAGGAACTAGCGTCTCTCGCCACTGGCATCCCACACATGGAGCAGGGAGGAGCCAGTTCGAGGAAGAATCTGTCGGCTGACGTGCCACCAGCCAGCCCGAGTTCGGTGAGGCCGTGCACGAGAGCGTCGAGGCGGTCAGGTGAGAGGCCGGAATCGGGAAGCCATGTGGTCATCTGGTCTTCGAGCTCGTCGAAGGCTCCGACGTGGCTGATGCGCCCCTGCTCGTAGAGTGCGGCGACTGGCTCGGCTCGGAGGCGCTTGCCCTGCTTTGCCGTGATGCCCTTGAACGGTGCAGTCGGGAGCACGGAGCGAATGGTCATCTCCACCATGTCGCCGCCCTGGTTCTTTTCAGCGACGATGCGGTCAGCGTTGAAGTCGTGAAAGGCTTGGACTGCCCTGTGAGCCCACCCAGAGGGCGTGTCACGGCACGAACGGTCGCTAAGGACGTATCCCCTACCGTCTGCGCCTTTGCCGACGACGAGGATGCCGGTTTCGTCTGAGTGCTCGCCGGAGGTCACGGCTGGGTCGATGGCGACCACGACTCGTATCAGTTCCGGTACCACTTGGAGCCGGTGGTCTTCAATCATGCCGAGCGTCCAGAGTGCGCCAGGTGTGTCCGTGAGCACTTCGCCGTAGAGCTCTTGGCGACCGAGACGTGTGCCGTCATAGCGTGAGCGCAGTTCAGCGAGGGCGGCTGGTGAGAGGTTGTCGGCGTTGTCGAACGTTGATCCACGAGTGACGACGACTGAGCCGTCCGTGCGTCCCATGAACTCTCGGATGAGTTTGGTCGGGCGAGGGGTCGTGGTGATGATGGTCTGAGGGTTGCCGATACGAAGCGCCGGAGCGAGGCCTGCGGTCCATGTCTCCTCGTAGCTCCATGCGGCGAACTCGTCGAGCCATGCGTAGGACAAATTTAATCCTCTGGCCCGATTGGGAACGTCTGCCGAGACCATGTGAATCTTCGAGCCGTTGGTCAGGGTGATTTGCCCGTTGCTTCGGTTGTATTGCTCAAGGGTTCCGGCTGGGAGGCTCTTGATGAGACCGGAGGGGCCCTCGACACAGGTGCGTCGAACGTCGGTGAAGGTCGGGGCGACGACTGCACACTCAATACCTGGCTCGCTCAGGGCTTTCTCCAGTAGCCAGCCTGCGCCGGTGAAGGTCTTACCCCAGCCTCGGCCTGAGAGAATGAGCCAGATGCGCCAGTTGCCCTCGGGAGGGAGTTGCTGAGGTCTCGCTGAGCTGCGGTATCGGGTGTGAACGGCCTCGGCTTTGGCTTGCTCGGCTTTGACTGCCCGAGCCTTGAGTTCTAGAGCCTCAAGCCGTTTCAGTTCCGCTAGTCGTTGCTGGAGAATCGTTGTCATCTATCTCTCCGAGCGTAGCCTCTAGACGCTGAATCTCGGCTTGGATGTAGTCGAGGGTGATGACTTCGGTGCGCACCGGAGCGTCGAGGCCCATGAGTTTCGCTCTGCGGTCCATGATGGCGAGGACACGATCTATGGCGAAGAGTGCGCCCTTCTCTTCCGAGAGAGCCTTCTCCATCGCTTTCTCCAGTAGCAGGTCGAGGCGCTGACCTTCGAGGCGACGGAACTCGTCCACTGCTTCGGCAGGGATGGCGGCGAGGGCTCGCTGGCATCGGTTGTAGGCGGTCGCTTTGGTCACGCCCATCTGGTCGGCGATTGCCTGGTAAGAGAAGCCGAGGGAGCGCAGGCGTAGTGCTGCGGTGTCGAGGTGGGCTTGTTCTTCGGTGCGCTCGAACTTTGTCATCGTTTAGCCGACCTAGCGTTTAGAAACTTCGTAGGGCATAACTCACCCACGATAGGTAAACATCGTCCCACAGGTGGTAAGTGGAAGTCAATCGACTGGAATCATTGACCTTTGGGTGGCAACACTCAGAGCAGGGTGCGAGGCTGGTTCTCAGCCCACTGCACTCGTGCCTCAATGATGGGCCAGTAGTCCTCGGTCATCTCACAGCCGACCCAGTCGAAGCCCTCAAGGATTGCAGCTACTGCAGTAGATCCGCTTCCGAGGAACGGGTCGAGGACTGTGCCGCCTAGTGGTGTCACGAGTTTCACGAGGTAGCGCATCAGGGCGATGGGCTTGACCGTCGGGTGGATGTTGGCGGTGACTTTGGAACGGGTCTTGTACGGCACTTGCATAGCGTCTTGCCCCTCGTCACGCCCCGTCAGCATTTGTTCCGGCATCCCCTCCAGCCCTGCGTTGCGCTCGGATTTGCTTGCCTTAGCGCAGTAGAAGAAGCGCCCTGCGTCGTTCGGGAAGCCTGCCAGCACCTCGTCGCTTCCGTCGTGGATGACGTTGGCAGGCCAGCGACCCTCACGCTCTGGGGTAATCATTTCTGTTCGCTCAAAGGTTCCTATCTTTGCCTGACCTGCTTTTTGCGCCGGTAGTAATTCAGTTCCCACCCTCGACCCGTCAATGTTCAGCGCACCCGTTCCCCACTCCAGCACGTTCGAGGCCACTGTGCCGGTCAGGGGCTTGCGAGCGACACAGATAGGTTCGTGGGCTGGCTTTAGGGCAGTTCCCCAGCCTTGCCAGCGTTGGGCTTCGGGAGTTGCAGGTGCGGTGATGTCCATTAGACCTGCTTTTATGCGGTATTCATGTCCAGCACCTGACGCTTCATTTCCACGACCTTGACGCTGACCCACCACTTCACGTTCTGCCCCTGCTGCCTTGTCTATCGCCTTGCTCACGTCTAGCGACTTCGGGAAGCCCGAGCCGTAGAGCCACATAATCTGGTCCCTAATCTCAAAGCCTGCGTCCTCGATGGCGACGGTCATTCGGTGGTAGGTGCGAGATCCGGAGAAGGCGAGCAGGTGTCCACCTGGCTTTAGCACTCGTAGGCACTCACGCCACATCTCGACGTTGTAGGCGATGCCCGAAGCGTCCCACGATTTGCCCATGAAGCCGAGCTCATAGGGAGGGTCGGTCACGATGCTGTCGATGGAGCAGTCCGGCAGGGTTTTGAGCGTGTCGAGGCAGTTGCCCTTGAGAATCACAGGCTCTCTCCGCAGGTAGGGCAGAATCGCACGTCTCGGATGAACGTGATGCTGACGTGGTTCGTGAACTGGAGGTTTGCCCGAGGGTGCGACAGGCTGGAGTGCGTAATGGGGCAGAAGGTGGTTAGCGCCTCCTCTGCGGCTTGGCGGTAGGCGGTGGTGTCGGCGGTCACGTTGATTCTCATGTCTAGTTCGGCGTAGGTGCGTAAGGAGTCGCAGAAGCGCAGGTCGGAGTGATTGTGCTGGTAGTAGGTGCCCGTGCGGTCGTAGACCTTCACGATGAGCTGTGAGCAGTGTCGGCAGTTCATACCTCTCCGTCCAGAATGTTGAGAATGAGGTCAATCGTGACTTCGGGGTGGAGTTTGATGTCTTGGAGCCAGCAGGTCAGCCCGTCAGCGATGGCGTTGAGTTGATCTAGTAGGCGGCTTGCGTCGCAGGGCCATGTGTTCGAGCACTCGTCACACTGGCTCGGGAACGTGGCGTGAGGCTGGTGCTTCTCGCTCATTACTCGGCGCTCGGAGGGGTAGACGTAGACCCTGCGCTCTTGGTCCGGCTGAGAGCCGTAGGGGTCGGTCTGTGCAGGAATGGTCGAGTTAAGGTTGCGGTTTTGGTCACTCTTTGCCAATTCCGTAATGGTTCCGTCACTGTTTAGCCCAGCCCATGCCTCGACCATGAGGCCGTAGACCTCGGCGGCGTTCATCACTCGGTCTACTTCGTCCAGCACCTTGATTACGTCGCAGGGGTAGGCGACTCTTCCGCACCCGAAGCATTGGTACTCGCCCCGAGGTGTGTTTCTATCCCATTGTCGAGCGTGCTTTTCTCGTAGGGCTTGGCGTTCGGCGGGGGTCATTTAAATACTCCGTTTTTAGTGCAGACAAGTTGGAATACACCGTCCCAAACACTTCCCTTGTGACAGGTGATGTACGAGGCGTAAGAAACTTTGTCTTTCCACAGTTGCCCTGAGTCGCTGTAGTGCAAGTAGTAGCCAGTTTTGTTGTGATACATACCGACTACCACGCCGTAGTGAGGCGAGGGGTTTTCGCCTGTCACAAAGAATAAGTAGCCGAGATAGATAACCAGCACACACATTCCGACAACGACACAAAAAAATAAAAACTCCGACAAATACGAAACGATCATTTCACCGGGTGTGGGCTTCTTGCGTTTCACAGGGATTTTTTCGGATATCATAGGTTCTCTCCGCACTTGGGGCAGAAGTTGAAGGCAAAGGAAGTCTGGCCGTGTTCGATAACATCCCAGCCTTCGGGCAACGTCATTAGTCCGATGATGTGGGTGCAGTCAACTTTAACTTTGAGGTCGCTAAACTTTAGGTTTTCGGTAGCGTCCAGTACCTTGATTACGTCACAAGACCAGTGTTCAAGGCAGGTGTCGCCCTCTGTGTGGTTTTGCGAACGATGCTTCTCTCGTAGGGCTTGGCGTTCGTCGGGGGTCATAGTTTCTCTCCGCACTTGGGGCAGAAGGTGTGTGTCCAATACTCGGGTGAGACGCTGGAGGCGTAGCCGTACTGACCCGACCTCTTCACCGTGACCCAGTGGTCGCACTCAACTTTAACTTTGAGGTCGCTAAACTTTAGGTTTTCGGTTGCATCCAGTACCTTTATTACGTCGCAGGGATACGCAGTAGGCCAGCAGAACTCACACGGGTTCGTCGGGTCGCCGTCCTCAGGTGCGTGCTTCTCTCGTAGGGCTTTGCGTTCGTCTTCAGTCATCGGAATACCTGCATACACTTAGCCTTATCTGTAGACGCTTGTTCGGGGGTCATCGTTGATCCGCTCGCAGTCTGAATGGCTTGGTCGGTCCGGCAGGTTCGAGGCGCAGGCCGCAGTCGGGGCAGAAGATTCTCGCCCAGGGCACCTGCACCTCCTTCCCGTCGAAGTCGAGCCGGATGTAGGTGTGTGTGCAGTCGGTCATGCCGTCCATCCTTCGTTCAGGAACTTCTCGGTTCGCTTGTTGAGGCCGAACTCAGCGTCGTCGAGGATGACGTAGGTGGCGATGAGCTCAGCGTCCTCCATGAGGGCGAAGTAGTCCTCGCCGTCTCGTCCTTTGTGGTCTTGCACCCAGAGGCGCTTCTCGGCTTCCTCGTGCCAGTGGTGCAGTTTGATGAACTCGTAGACCATCACTTCGCCAGCCTTAGGACACGAGCGCCTGGCTTGGTCACGATGAACTTGGCAGCAATCTCGGGGTGAGCCTCTTGGAAGGCCTTAGCGTCGAAGGATTCGCTGGTCTTGTTGCTCTTGTAAGTGAAGAGCGTCTCGCCCTCGTAGGTCACGGCGTGGGCTGATCCGATAACCTGCTCCATCTGGGCTCGCAGGCGCTTCAGTTCGAGCTCAGCAGTGTCCACGATGGCCTTCTGCGACTGGTACTCACGGACCAGTCCGAGCACGATGTCGTCGGCTTCCACGATGTCGTCGGTGCTTTCGGGGTAGAGGACCTTCAGAACGTCGAGGTCGTTGGCGCTGGCCTCGGGCTCGATGTCGCTCGTCACCTGCGCCCAGAACTCGTTCTCTGCCTGCTCGAGGGCGACCAGTTCGTCCGAGGTGTAGGTCACGTCACGAGTGACGATGCCAGTTCCACCGATGAGGCAGATGAAGGTCACGTCCTTCAGGCCGGTAGCGGAGCAGTAATGCGCCCCCTGTGCTCGGTAGGTGGCAGGAACGGAGTAGTTCGCCCATGCGTCAGCGTTGCCACGTCCCGAGAGGCCGGTGGTCTTGACCTCGAGGATGCGCTCGATGTTGAGCGGCGGAATCTTGTGGTCCCAGTCGTTCACCTTGCCGAGTTCGAGGCTGTCGGGGTTGGACTCAGTGACTCGGCAGATGAAGAAGTCCACGTTGGCGAGTTGCCAGGTGTAGGCACCCTCAAGGATGACGGGCCACGAGACGACTGCGAGACCCTGCGAGGCGATGCTCTGGGCGTAGACCTCGGCGATGGGGCGCTCGAAGGCCTGCCCGAGACGGGTGGCTTCGTTGCCGGTGAATGAGTCGCCCTTGCGTCCGGTCTTCTCCAGCCACAGTTCGAGGCGGCCCTTGTAGGGGTTCACGCCGAGAATGGTGCCAGCGTCACTGCCGCCGATGCCCTTCGATCGTGCCTCGAGCCATTCGTCGTGGCTCAGGTGTTTGGTTTCTGCTCTTACTTTCATGGTGCCTCCTCAGGCGGTTGGTACTGCGTTAGAGATGATACTACGGATGAGCTGTGACATCAGGTTGCCGCCTTGATGCTCGACAACAGGGAGCGCAGGCCGTCAAGTCGAGACTGGCTCGCTCGTAGGGCCTCACGGGTGGTTTGCAGTCTTGATGCTGCGATGAGGTGTGCCAGGTGCAGGTCAGAGGTTGCGTCTGTGGCGTGGTCGTCCACCTGCCCCACCGTGCTCTTGTCGTGCAGGGCTCGGTAGGCGAGGCGTTGCTTGGCGAACTCGGTCTTGTAAGCGACCTCAGCGTGAGCGGCGTTGTCGCCGGCCTCGGCAATCTCTGCCACGAGCTCGTCGATGCGCTTGAGGCACTTGGCGATGCCCTCGTGGATGCGCTCAACAGTGATCACGCTGCGCCCCAGAGAATCGCACGCCGTCCCGATTTGGTCTTGGCTTCGCCCATCGGGATGACCTTGCCGTCTTGCATGAGCTCGATGCGGCGAGGGCGTGCGGTGTTAGGTGCCAGTTTGAGACGTTCGGCGATTTGCTCGTCGGTCATCGGCTGGCGCTTGAGGGCTTCGAGCACCTGGTCACGGAGCGAGGCGGTCTTGCCGACCATGCTCTCGGCGGCGAGGATGCTGGTCATCGTGTCTTGGTAGAAGGGCAGGTCGAAGAGTGTCATCCGACCCACTCCCCACAGCCGACACAGCGCACCTGGTCGCCGTTGGAGTCAAGCAGTTTGGCCTCCGCTCGGCGAGGCCACATCTTGCCCCAGCAGGGAGGGCAGAAGATGTGCCAGTGTCCGTTCTTGATGATGCCGAAGGCGTAGGGCTTCATGCTTCCTCCTCGAGCAGTTCCTTGATGCACTTGACAGCCTGAACGACGACCCAGGGGCCGAGCGTAAGGCAGCCGCCGATGGTGAAGATGCGGAAGGCTAATACCATTTTTCCTCCTCAGGAACTCGGCGGTGTTGCCGATGACCTAACTCTAGTGTCCTAGCGTAGGACAGTCAAGGAACTTTTAGAGAAACTTTGGAAGCCCTGCAATTACTGGGCTTTGGCTCGGCGTGCTGCCATGTAGCAGGCGCTGCACATGCCCGAGCGCAGGCGATCGTTGGGCGTGCACTCGACAATTCTGGCGCAGACTTTGCACTCGGTGATGGTGGCCTGCTTCGCTCGTTCCTTGCCGGTGGTGACGAAGCGCACGAGGTCCTCGAGTTTCATGCTCATCCGAGCCATCTCGTCGAGCAGGCGAGCGATGTCCTTGACGGAGTCGAAGATGGGGTCGGCGACGTTCTCGGCGCTCATCGTGCGCACGACTGCGGAGAGGGTCGGGTCAGACACTGCACCCTTCGCCCGAGGGCCGCCAGGTGTGTAGTCCCTAACGGCCCTCGTGCCAGCACGTCGGCAGAGGTCGAGCATCACGCCATCGGTCAAGCGGCTGAGCGTCTGCTCCACTCGCTTCTTGTCTCGGATGAGCCGGTCGGCGTTCTTCATCGGTTCACCCAGAAGTAGAGGGCTCCGAGCCCGAAGATGAGAAACACGATAATCATGATTAGCCCCTTGCGCATACTTGAACGATTGTATCCCAGTCTGACGGTTTCCACAGGTAGACCTCGGCGCAGGGAATCTGGCGCAGCTCAGCGAGCACCTCGTCTTGCGCTGGGGAGGTGCGTCCCTTCTCTCGCTTGAGTTCGGCGAAGATGAGGCGATTTCCCGACCATGCAGTGATGTCGGGATAGCCAGCCAGCGAGACACGCCGAGAGTCGGGGACGGAGTAGACCGACCAGCCGTTCAGTCTCATGAGGTTGGCGACCTGCTCGTGGAACTCAGCCTCGAGCATCGTGGCCTTCCAGACTTTCTTGCCGAAGAGTGGATCAGTTGTCATGCATCACCATCGCTACGAGTTGGGCGAGCACGTCTTCTGGGGACAGCGACTTGAGGCTCTTCTTCAGTTTGCGAGGGAAGCGGTTGGGGGTCTTGAGGACGAACTGGAAGTCACCAGGTAGTCCGAGTTTAATTTTGCGCATACATCTCCCTTGCTCTTGCTGCTGCGATGATGTCGGCTGAGGTCGCCCATGCATGGACAGTGAAGCCGTGCTCCTGAGAGAAGCCAGGATTGACCGTGATGAAGGTGTGACAGTCACGACAGAGGGCGAGCACGTTGTCGGGGTCGAGGATGGAGCCACCTCGGGCTCGGGTCAGAATCTCATGCACGTCTACGGCGTAGTGCGAGCAGACACGGGGGATGTGGGCCTCGCACTCGGGGCGCTCTTCGAGGATGTCACGGACGAAGGCTCGGCGCTTGACGTTGAGGGCGGCTCGGGCCTTTGAGATTTTGTTCAGTGGTGTGCGCTTCACTCGTCCTCCTCGTCGGGTTGGTCAATCACTACTTCTTCGCCTGGGTACCAATTCGGCTCGGGCCAGTGGTGCGTCTCGAAGTGACCGATGATGAGGCTCAGGCACCGGAAGCAACAGTGGGGGTGAGATCCGTAGGGCGACTCAGTTCGCTCTATGACCCATGATAGGCACCCGTCGCAGACACCAGGCAGCCAGTGTTCGAGCTCGAAGTAGTGCTCCTCAATCCACCCAGTGATTGAGCCGTCTGAGTTGAGAATGGTGAGTTGGTTGCTGATGGCTTTGTTATTGACCGAGATGTTGTGCTTCCACAGGTAGGACAGCAGAGCCAGGTAGTCGTTCGGCTCTTGGGGGTTGTCCTCTGTA